CCAACTGCTGTTTGCCCAAATGTCTTATAAATGACTTTTTCGCCATTTCTGAACTTATGGAAGGTAGAAAAACCAATAGTGCTATCGGTTATATCAACACGAGCAGAATCTGCAGTAGCATTAAATGAAACTGAGTGTTCTATCTCTTTCGTATTAACGCTAGCTTTTGCTCCTTCTCCATTACCACCACTTATAGTAAGAGTGGGATGCGAAACATAATCAAAACCTGAATCTTCTATATTAATCGCTACTAGAGCTCCTTCAACAGCACATATACCAGTTGCACCCGAACCAATATTATCAGAAATATGCAAAATAGGAGGATTGATAACATCAAAACCTATTCCTTCCGATGCGACATCAATATCTTTAATAGATCCATAATAAACTACTTCATTAGACTTATAATTTAAAATTTCAACACCATTAACAAGAATACCAGTTCTATCTCCTGGCCCAGTGATAAAATTTCCGTCCTCATTAATTGGATTTTTTATTTCTTTAAGTAAAAGTTGATGATCAACATCTTTATTATGAAAATCAACATATTCTAAAGTATTGGAAGTTACAATTCCAGATACTGAAACAAATGAATTATTAGAAATGTTAGATGGACTCGTAGCAAGTTGAAATGTATTTTTAGTCAGTCTTTTTACAAAGAAAACACCTGCATTCATCTCTGGAAACTTACTTACCACCTTTGTGGTATTTCCAAGAAAATCTTTTGTCTCTATATTGAAAGGACTGTAATAAACAGCATCTCCTGTATAATATCCATGATCATTAACGGTTAAAATTTCAAATGTATCTCCACTATACTCACCATTTAACGTAATTTTTCTATCATAAAAATCAAGAGGAGAATTATGATAATTTGGAATTGATGATGAAGCTACTAAAAGATCCTGATCAAATTTTACATAAGTATTCTGCACATTAGCAAAATAATTATCAATATAAGAATAATCAGTCAAAGATGTTTTTACATTTGCTCTTAATATCTTTCTTTCAACTGAATATTTGGCATCCACTAACTCTCCTTGTCCTTTTATTGAAAAACTAAAATCACTTATTACTTCAGTTACAGTAGAATCTTGAGTATTGCCTGAAGTATCGATAACAGTGACTTTATCACCTAATCTAAAGTTATTTTTATCAAAAGTAACCAAAGTATAAGTGAAATCTGATTCATCAACTAAAGTTATAGACTTTACATTATATTTTGTGGATACGTTATAAAACCAATTCTCAGTTTTAGGACTTGAAGTAGTTATTCCTAAAGACTTTATGGAAACTGTATCATTATTATTAAAATAATAGGTATCATCAGGAATTTCTAAATCTGCTAGAACTCCAGTAACTCTCATGGAAACTTTAGTGGTAGTTCCCAAACCAACATAACCATAAACCTCTGTATTTAATCTAATATTCTCTGCGGAGTTAATAGAAGTTGTAAGACCAACTGTTGTAGTGTTAGCTAATCCAACCTCAAAGAACTGATTTATTGATTTAGATCTATATGTTAGTATACCTGTAACTCCAGTTCCATATATTGCATACAATTCTCCTGCATCAGGAAAACCAATAGTAGAATCTACATCTATTACACTAGAACCTACAGATACCTCTGTTATCACTTTTGTATTTGGATGAACTGTAAACTCTCCATACACAGTGCCTTTTAGGGGAACATCTCTAGCATAACCATAATCAAGATTTAACTTATAAAAATCAGAATTGCCTATGGCTACTTTTTCTATACCACTAATAGGAGCATAAGCTGCGTCTAAGCAATAATGATCCCCAAAATGTTCTAAATCCTGATAAAGGGTGGTATTTAATAAATCTAAAGGATCTCCTTGAATTGATTCAACGATTAAATCTTTGGTTATTCTATAATCAGCATCAGAAGGTTTAAAAAGATATTCTCTAGGTTTTAAAACATCTACCTTTTCACCATATAATGCACCGAAAAGAATCTTATAAGATTCATCAGTGCCTTTAGTTTGATAAAAATCTTTTGATCTTGAAATAAACAGTTTTTGATTAAGATCAACATCTAAAGTTCTATCCTCAAAACCTGGTGAAATTTGATTTTTTAGTTTTGATAAAAATTTATTAAAAAGTAAAGCACTTAAGTTAGTAACCTTACTTCCTTTTGCATGAGGATTAATATCCGATTGAGAAAAGGTTAATTGATCAGCCGTGCCATATGAAGTAACACCGCTAAATCCTCTTACACATCCAGTAAATGTAGTATTAGTTTTTTCCTTATATAATATTATCTCATCATCAATTTGTATTAAACCATCTCTATCAGGAAACTGATATGTTCCAAGAATATCTTGATTAAGATCAAATGTAACTGTAATAGTAGTATCGTTATATCCAATAGCACTTCCGAGTTCTGTCTCTTGAGAATTATTAGTTAAAGACTCTAATTTTAAATATTCATCAATATTTTGAATTACGTCAGCAGAAGCTCCAGGATATTCTTGTGAAGTATAATACTCCTTCAGAAATTCCCCTAATAAAGGAAAATCCTCCTGTACAAAAGAAGGGAGTTGATTCTCAACTATATTTTGAATCTGTACTCTTTGGAGATCTGTTGATATCATTTTTTGTATACTTTGATCTTAATGAGAATATGAGAGTTAGTAGCCACCACCGCCACCGCCAGAGGATGAACCGCCGCCACCACCAGACATTGAACCTCCACCGCTTGATGGAGATGATGGAGTTGTTGATGTAGCAGGAGCTGATGCAACTGAAATTGGAGCTGGTCCTGAAATTATAGTTCCTATTGGAATATCACC